AATGTCATCATATGAAATAGTGTTAGATTGACTGAAATATGTTGTTGCTGTTGTAACGTAAATGTATGTTGGATTACCCAGAGAGTCGTTTCCATCGAACGTATAAACCTCTCGGTTGTAATTGAATCGCAGGCCTATTCCGGTGATTTCCCCCGTTCCAGTATCTCTCGCCAACCACCATGCGCCAAGCTGCCCACCGCCTCCTAAATCAGGTGTAACGCCAGCGGTAGGGTTCACATAAACAACGGTAAACGTCTGCGATACTGCGCTAGATGAAATAGAATATGGCGTTGCTGTATAAAACGGGTCTCCAGTGACATACTCAATCTCATTTGGGCCAAGCAGCTCTTGTCCTGCAGAGTCTATTTCACTGAATGAATTTTGCTCATAGATTATTGGTATTGTTGTGCCAGCCTGATAAAAAGTGTGCTCAGAGTTTGCGAAGTTAGCTACATTACTATCTGAGTATCTCGATTTTGTTAGCTCGTAATAACCAAGTCCTACGTTTAAATAATGCGTTAACACCTTGCGGTTGTTGGCGTTATATTCTTCAACAGCCTCGGAGATAATATCGGGATAGGCGCGCACAATGCCGTAAATGTCTGGGCGCTGCTCGTAAAGACGGGCCGCGTTAGTTTGCCCGGTAAAGCTGGAGTTTGGTGATTGAGTTCCGCTGGTTGATGATAGACTTTTTCTTGTTAATGCCATTACAGCAAATGCAGATGCAAGCGCTATACCAGCGATGATTAAACCAATTTTCCATGCCGCCATACCCTCTAGCTGCGGCCTAATCTTAATGACTAGCGCATCACCATCTTTCGGGTAAGCATCAAACAAAAAATCGTCATTGCTGATTTTCTTGCCGTTGAAATACAGCTCAGTAAATTTTGGATCGAACTGACCAGCCTGTGCAATAACTTGCTCAACCCATGTTTTTGTCGTGCTTATTTCATGTCGCTTTTGTCGTGCGATGCCATCGATAATTAATAGCGCTTTACCTTTGCTTTTCATGTGCTCAACTAGCGCGGTGCTTGTCATCCGATATACTCGTAAAATTGCATGTCTGGATACAATTTTAACATAGCGGAGAGTCGGTCGCACCGTGTAGCACCGTGGGCGGTGTTGTTCTTGCAGTGCAGAATGAATTTACCATTTCCAACAACCACGCCAACGTGACAAGGCTCATGTGTTAACTTGTCAAAGCACATGAACGCAACGCCTTGTTTTGCTGTTGTCGGCTTCCAGTGCTGCACTTCTTGCAGATAGCCCTGCAGAAAGTTTGAATCGTAGTCGTTGCAAAGGCTAATACCTAAAACATCCTTGTAATAACGCACAACAAGCGCCCAGCAGTCGATTCCTTGCTTGCTGTTTCCGCGCTCAAGCCAAGGCGTGCCAACCCAATGCGAGATGAATTCTTGTTCTGTCATAAAACCTCCTTTTAACTATTTTTTCATTATACTCTTTACATGATGTTATGTTGTGTGTAATAGTTAAATACAGTTAATGAAGGAGTTAAAAAATGAAAGTTGGATACGATGGAAGGTCTTATTCAGACCAAGAATACGCAAGAATACTAAAGGTTGCAGATATAATTGTAAAAAAATTGCTACATGGCAAGCCAATGAGTATCGCAAACTTTTTCAGCATAAGGGAATACGTACTTCTCTCTAGTCAAGCAAGACATGAGAGTTTGTATGTATTGTGCAAAAAAAGAGGGGCAATAAAACTTAAACTAAGAAGCAAGTCAAGTGGGAATCAAATATCATTTTACGCCGCTAATGTAAATGATGTTAAGCGAATTGAAAGTCGTTATGAGCTCGTATCGGAAGTAGAAGTAAAATCACTACTTGATGAGTTGCTTTTTGTGCTGAAAGAAAAAAATGAAATGAATATGAGCGAGTTAACGGCTCGCGCGCATAGATTTAAAAAGATGTGCAAAATTGACAGAAAAAACATATTAGATAGCTTAGAGAATGATGGGCTAATAAAAGTAAGAAAGATAAAAAACGGAAGAACTGGAACTATACTAATAAGCTTAAGTGAGAATATTATAATGACAGATAAATCAAATACAAAGACCAAATCAGAAGAGCTAATTGAACAAGCAAACAAACTTCTAGCGGCGGCAGAAGAAGCAAAAAAAGAAGAAGAAAAACAACTGTCAAAACATGAGATTATGAATATTCAGCGTGAAATTAACGTTGAAATAATTGAAATGGAAAAGCAGATAGACGGAATGATTGATAGTTTTTCTAAACTTAAAAATTTATTTGATAAACTAAAGCAATAGTAACAACTAAGCCCCTACCGGGGCTTTTCTTTTATGTATTCTGCAAGCCCGGCCATTCAGTGATTTCATACAATCTAGCCACTGATCGCGTCATTTGGTTTAACTTTTGCGCCTTGATTGTCACTGAATCAATTGACATGGAGACGCCTTCGTTGCTGATATTCAGCTCATAACCAAACATTAACGTGCCGCCATTTTCTTCTGACCAATGTTGGAATGTCGCAATGACAGGCTCAACCATTCGTTTCCACGGCGGAATGGATTTAATGAGTGTCTCGATTTCATCACCAACCAATGCGCGAGCCATATCGACCGTGACTTCTGGCGTAGTTTCACCGTCAACGACTGGATAGGTTATCTCGCCGTAACAGGGCAAGTATTCGTTACCGTTTAGCGTAACCTTGTCGTACTGATTAAAAACAACATAAACAGGGTCGAACGAGCTATGACTTATCATCATAGTATCGAACTCCATGACTGGATTTGCTGTTGTCCAGATTGTGGCGTTTGATGTCATTGTGGCACCCTAAATAATCGGCAAATAATCATTAACAATCAAGTCAAACAGCCCTGCTTGCGTGTAGTAATCTGACTGCAAAAGGTCGTAATGGTCAAAGTAAACCTGTGGAATCGGTAACGCTCGAACAATACCTGATGCTGTATAACTGTAAACAGTAGAGCCTTCTGTAGTACATGGAACAAGGCTGTCTGGCAATAGTTGCACAGTGTGGTCAAGTAATCCAAACTCAGTGTTCAGTTTTACCGTAAACGTGTTTCTGCCTTGATTTAATCCATCTGGATTATAAAACCACGCCGTAAACCGTTGCGCGCCAAGTCGTGACATGCGCCACGCGATATCATATTGCACTGGCGCATCACTGGATGTCTTTTTGATGCGCATAGGCCCTGCTAGCGGCTGATATGCGCGAAACGTAGCCGCCTGTGAGCGGCTAGTTTCAGTCAATAATGGCAGTGGTACGTTTTCAGGATAGGCGACTATTGCCATTATCTAGCCCTCGATTGCAGGTTTGTTGTACGGTTAAATGCTGAGTAAATTCTACCACGCTTCTCGCTGATTGACTTACTGACCGTCTGCTCTACCAATATGCGCATTTGCTTTCCGTCTGCACTTGTATTATGTGACACGCTTGCGCCGGATGTGTTAACAATGCTGACGTTTTGGCTGAAACCGCCGCCACCCGTCCCGCTCATTGGTGTAACCTGGCCGCCGCCGTCACCAGGTAAAAGGTAGTTTCTTCCTCCCTGAGTGAATACTTCTGCACGTCCGTTTTCACCAACTCGATACATGCCTCCAGCGTTTACGCTACCACCAAACTGTCGTCCGCCAGCTGATTTTGCTATAGCATATGTGGCAAGTAAAGCCGCCCCACCGACAACAGCAGCAGTACCCCATGAGAATGTTGCTGTTGCCGCCGCCGCTGGTGCCGCCGCTGCTGCTACTGTAGCTGCATTACCCGCTTGCGCTGCCGCATTTGCACTACCGGCTGCAATACCAGTCGCGTTAGTTGCGACGATGTTAGCTTGCTGCGTGGCAGCCATTGTGTCTGAAAGCATGGTGTTCTTAATCTGGTTAATACCCATCTCAACAAGAGCCCCAACCGCCTGATTCAGAATAATGCTAGCAAAATTCTGCATGGCCTGAGTTGCGGTCATGGTTCCGGATGCTAGCCCTGCGATTGTGGTTGTAGCGGACTGACCAAGCGCATCCAAGCCATCCATCAAGAATTTATTCCACTCTGACTGTGCTTTGTAGTCTTCAATTGCGGCGGCTTGCTTGTCTTTGCGATATTTTTCCTCTAACTTTGATTTTGTTTTCTGGTATCTGGCATCACTGGCGCCTGCCATTTTGTGGTAGTTGTTAAGTGCTTTGATGTCATCCTTGTATTGCGAGTCAACGTTTTCGCCTTTTGTGCTTACTTTACTTTCAACGGTGGTAAATTTATTTGTTGTTTCCTTGTCTTGGGCCTGCTTTTTCTTTAGCTTATCAATGGCATCTGTTTCTTCATGAATTTTCAGAATGTTACGCGCTTGTGCATCAATCTGTTTTTCAGTAGCGGCAGAACCAAGTTGTCTTTGGGCTTCAAGCGTTGCTGACTCTAGAGTGAATCGACTTGTCGATGCTGAGTTTTCGTCAATACCTTTTTTCAGGTTGTTGTATTCAATGCCTAGCTGGGCTGCTTTGCTGGCTGAGTCTTCTAATTGATTTACAACTTGCTTTTGTGCTGATAAATCTTTTTTTGTTGCTGATTCGCTAGCTCTTTTTGCCTTTTCAGCGGCATCATGAGCGTCCTTTGCTTCGTATTGCTTATTGATTAAATCAGTATCAACCTTGATTTGTGCTTGTGTAATGTCATTGGATTGGCCGTTCTCTTTGGCCTTTTTCATTATCTCTTGTGTTCTTACATAAATTGCAGCCTGTTTCTCTCCATCCTTTAGCGCGATGGTTCCTGCAATCACGCTGGTTTTCCAATCTTCATTGGCCGATGTTGCTTCTTTTGTTGTACCAGTTGAAAGCTCTTTAAGCCTATCTTGATATGATTTCTGTTCTGCTTTGAGTGCCTCAAGCGCCGCTTGCTGCTTATGCAACCCTTCAGTATTAAATGAAATGGTTTTCGTCCATCCCGTTCCGGATACTCCAGCTGCATCAGTGCCGCTTGAAAAATCCTTTATTCTGCTGTTAACTTTATCTAATTTTGCGCTTATTTCATCTGTAGCGACCTTTCTTTGCGCCGACTGTAGTTCGCCAACTTTTGCAGTCATAACATCAAATTCAGCATTAGCGCCATTCAGCGATTTTATAAGCGCTCCACCTATTGCTGATGCTACGGCGATTATTGCACCTATAACGGCACCACCCGGGCCGAATATTGATGCTACCTGCGACCCCTGCTGGCCGAGGACAGTGAATGCACTAGCCCCCATTTGTAACTGAACGGCGATATCCTGCATTTGATATCCGAGATTCTGAACTGCATAACGCATATTTATCACCCCGCCTTTTGACGAGTTTGATGCGCCAGCTAAAACCTGTAAAGATGCTATTTCCTGCAACTCTGCTGCTGTTGCGCCTTTTAGTGCGGCGATATACAAAGCTTTTTCATTTGCATTCATTCTTACAGTTAAAGCCTCAAGCCGTAACTGTTGAATCATCCCAGTTACTGCGCTTGCTGATTTTGATATACCCGTTTGCAGTCTGGTTGCATCGTTAGCTAAACCTATTAGGGCTTCACCGGCTTTTTCTGCTGATGCTGACGCCTGATTTAATGCATCAGCCATTTCTTTAGCTGCTGAATCAACCTTTGAAGCAGCCGCAAGCATAGGTGAGGCATCGGCCCCTATTGTGTAAATTAACTCGCCTGCTGAAGTTGCCATTATTTATTCCCCTTAGTCGCCAATTCTTTTAGTGCTGCATATTCTTCTCTGCTGATTTCTTTTTCTTTCTTCTTGCCACTTCTTCGGTCTAACATGCGAATCAATCTAGTCATGGTTAGTTGTTCAGCTTCCGCAAATGGCATCTTCAATAAATCAACAGCGACTTCTACAAACTCCGCCGGATTAAACTCATCTGAATATTCACCATCTTCTTTTTTCTCGCCATCGCCAACTACACCATGTTTCATCATGTGGCGAGCAAGTATGATGATTTCTTTCGTGTTTGCTTTGCCGATGGAATACAGCAACTTTCCGCGCACCGATTTGTAACCGCCAACGATAGGCGTCAAATCATTTTCACCTTCGTAGCAGCACCACAAAATGTTAATAGCAGTAGGCAATATCTGCTTCAACAGTGTTTTGTAATACCGCCCGTAAATATCCGCACCAGTCTGAAACTGCATTAGTTCTCCGATAGCAACTAGGTGCGTTCCGTGATGCTCTATAAGCTCTTGTGCGCGTTGCTGCAAGTTATCAGTATTTGACCTGAAACTATCTATGTCTTTAAGTGCTGATTCAACTCCAGCGCCGTGTAGCTGCCCGAAAATCTCGATGATTTCTTTCGGGTCGCCAAGTTTTGCTATGTTTTTTAGGGATGGGCGGAATAGGTAATCAGCGCCGTTAAACGTGATAACTGTATCGCCAGATGTAACATCAATCATGAAAAAGTCTCGCTATGAAAGCATGGCGATATTTTATCATTTTTTTGTGTTTATGGCTTGCGGTTGGTTTGAGGGTGTATAATAGTTAAATACAACGAAGAGATAACGGATGGAGATACAAAATGGAATTAACATTCTTGGGATATGAAGAAGATTTAGCGGTTATTAAATCTGAATGTAATGAAGGTATTGATGTTTATCATTTTGATGCTGTAGAACAAAATGACATTGACTTATCTGAGCTTGAAAACTTTAAATTAAACTAAGCCCCTTTCGGGGCTTATGTTATTCACTAATGCGATTCAATACACTAGCTTCCATTGACCACTTTTGAACATCGTCAAAACTAGCTGTAACGGTGAACTTTGTGCCCATACAGAAGAAGTATCGAGTCCCGGTAATCGGTGACACTTCTTTAATGAACATGTACGGCTCACTGCCTTGGCTTGTTGCGTCTGGATAGTTTACAGCATTTTCCAGAGCTAAAAGGTTTGCGGTGCCGTCATCAATAAATACACCATCAATTTTAATGTTGTTTTCATTAAACGTTACCAGCGACTGCTTTTTGAAGTCTGGTGAATCTGAGTGAGTTGCGTCGGCAGTTGTCCAAGAAGAATCGTTTTCCTTACCACGCGCCGCACCAATGAATTTAAAAGCCAACGCAGCAACTTGCGCTAGTGTTTTTGTATTGTCTGAGCCCTTAGCCTCGATAAAGCTGTAGCCAGTTGCACGGCCCACATATGCAGTCATTTGTTATACCTCAAAAAGTTTGTAATATTACCGTGCCATTTTACCACACTAAGCAGCGTAAGTTAATTTGACAGTACGGGCGACCATCTGTAGTGCGCTCGCTGATTGTGATGTCGTTGGTTACTTCAAATAATGCGGAATTACCTTGGCTGTATGTATCGCTATCTGGTAATAGTTTTTTGACAATCGCATCTGCTGCGTTTACAACATATGCCGCCAACTCGTTAATTTGACCAATCAATAAAATACGCACAAATGGCTGCCTGATTGACGCATTACCGCCACCGTCTGGTAACAATGCCATGTATCGCTCGGTTGCTGTTGTTGTGCTTTTCAGCTCATACGGCTGGACGATAAATCCAGTCGTTAGGTTTTGTGCGACTAGAAAATCTTTTAGGTCTGCAATGTGGTTACTCATAACACCGCCTTCATTACTGCCAGCATTTCATCGCGGCTTTCTTTTGCTGACTCAGTTAGCCAGTGGTCTATCGCGGCTGGACGCTTCCATTTTACACCGACTTTGGCGTTAACTGCTGCGGCGTAGTCTTGGTGGAATTTAAGGATGGAGACAACGCGCATTTCACCGATTGCTTTGGTTTCAATGGTTCGGTTATTAGCTAGCGCACTGGTATCAATTGGGATATTAGTTGCTTGATAACCATCCAGTACGGTAGCGCCAGCGTAGGTCATTCGCGCCATTTTTGTTTGAATGTCAGACAGAATGGCTGGCATATTGTTAATAACTTTCACTGCTGTAATCGCCATTATACAAATACCTTATACAAATCAGACGAATCAACGGCGGACGCAGGAATATGTCCAACACCAACGACTGGCATCACTGCAACCTGTAGCGGGTCAGCTTCTGTTGTTGTGCCGATATGAATTAAATCGCCAACTGACACGCTTTGCAGATAAGGACTAAAGAATGTTGCTGTTGATACAACCTCTTGTCCTTGTGCGTTGCGTATCATCTTGTAATCTTGTTTGTACCAGCATTTAACAGACACTGGCGCTGAATAAGTGGTAACGCCTGTCCACTCGTCAACGCCGGATGTTTTCCAGTATGTACAGGTTTCAGTTAGAAAGTCTTCGGCTATGAAGTCACTCATCGGCAGCCTGTCCTGACGTAACCGCCATAAATCCGAAACCAGCGCCGCTTGACGGAATCAGCGAACTAACCACGCCGTCAACGTCTGCCGTGCCGATTGCTGATTCAAGCCAGCGGTATGTCTCTTCTAGTGTGCCATATCTGTACGACTTTGACATAACGTCAAGCCCTACAGACGACACTTGCCGAACGCCATTAATCGAAAGCATGGCGCACAGATACAGTTTAATCAGTCTAACTTTTGCGTCAGTATATCCAGATACATCAAATCCAGAATCTACCGAATCAGCAGCCTCAATGAATGCTTCGCTCTCGATGTCAGTTAGTGATTCGAATCCGAGCTTCTTTGTGAATGCTGCGAGCTCTGCACTAGTTATCGTCGCCGTCACTTGCCAACTCCTTTCGCTTGATGAAATTATTTCTAATATACACCGCTAGCCGCAGCCCACGCTCAACAGCGAAAAACACGCCGCCGACAGCCGAGGTTATTAGTACGACATTATCCCACGGGATAGCCATATACCACGATGTTCCAGCCACCATCGTCGTGACTGCGCCAATCTTCGGGCTTGCGTTGTCTACTAGTCTTCCGATGGGCGAATCAAGCGCCGCAGAAATTTTGTCCATCGTTGTCTCATTCATAATTTATCGTTACCCATAATTTTATCATAAAAACAAGGAGTTGTTTCATCCCGCAAATTATGGTTTTTATTAACTCAATTTTAACACAGTTTTACTATGTAAGCAGTGAAGGCGGTATTTCAGCAAAATACAGTACAACGTCAATATCCTGAATAATCCCTGATGTGTTCGCTATCTCAGAAAAGAACCCGGCGCCGCCTGCACTGTATCGCGTGAACCCGGTGTCTGGTGATGCCGTGCCAGCTGGTCTTCCGCTTTGCCCTGGAGATGAACCCTTACCGCATCGCAGTATAATTCCTTTATCTGTTCCAAGCGATGTTGGTGCTGTTGTGCCAATCTGAATGATAGATGACGACTCTTGCTGGTCTGTTGGTCTGTCTGATTGGTTATAAGCCTTAACCGTTGCAGTTGGCGTGAATCCGGTTGAGTTGGTATATAGATGGTATGTAGCCCCCGCGATGTCAGGCGATAGTGTGCGCTCTGTTATTGCTACCTCTTTATCTGCTGGAGGTGTAAACCTTATCCATCTTGTTCCACCAATTGGTACAGATGTGAATGTTATCGCACACCGATACATCTGACCGCTTACTGCGAATGTTTCACCAGCGCTAAGGTCAGACGTCATCAATCTCGCCTGTGATAAGCCATTGATCTGTCGAAGCGCGCCTTCAATTGACCAAGCATCGGAATATTGAAGATTAATTGAACTGGATGATACGCAAGCGCACCACAATTTAGCGCCAGCGGGAATAACTAATGACTCACCAACGGAAATCCATATAGCGTCACGTTCCTTGTCTGCCGTTGGTTGCAATGAAGACACAAAGTAACGGATTTGCTCATTTCCGTTATTAATTGCTTTTATTGGTCTGTTTGAATTTAATCCTGATACCGATATGACATCGGTGAATAACGGCCCAACCGGCACCGATGTGATGAAGTCTTGCATAATAATAACCGTTCATACATTTTGGTTATTATATCACCTTTTTAACAGGCAAAAGAAAACCCGCCGAAGCGGGTTGGTTTGTTGTTATACCGAACCAGAGGCGGAACAGAACCAATTCGTTCCGTCAAATTCAAAATCGGCCCAAGTTGATGCAGATGACAGCGTTTTAAGCGATGAGCCAACGGTTACGGTAAACGCGCCAGTAGCATTGGATGTTCTAAGGACGCGAACTCTATCCCCTCTTGATGCATTAGTGGTTGATAATGTTACGGTTCTTGCCGACGTAATAGCAGCATTAAATAGGATAGTAACAAATTTACCCTGCCATGCTGTTACTGACGCATCACCAACTGATTGAGTTATCCCATTTACATCAAATGGTGTTGCTGCATTGTTTATAACCTTAGCTCCAGAAGAATCACCGGAAACATTATTAATTGCAGCAGCACCAGTCGCACTATTAACAGAGACAATATTGGTGTTATTTGCCCCAGTGAAAGCAACGCCATCCACAACGGCTTTAGTACATGAATCAACTAAGACGCATGGGGATGCCGTTGACGCTCCATTATCTTTGCCTGAAACTCCCATGACTTTTACATCGCCAACACCCTGTGCTTTAATAGCATTTAATCCAGAACGGGAAACGTTAATTCCTTTTATTGTTACTTCCCCTGCGCCGAAATTATAATCAGTTAGATTATATACATGTACAGCAGGCTGCGTTGCTCCATTAGTATCAGACGAAAATGATGGTAAAATATCAATTTTACCAGCGCCTTGCACTAATAAGCCTGATACTAAATTATTTCGGTGCTTTCCACCGAAAACAGCTTGGTCTATTGGTAAAGTTTGATAACCAAGTCCATATATACCACGTTTGAAATTGCCTTTTGAACTTCCTAGGCATTTTATGTGCTTAGTATTTACAAACGTATATCCATTACCATGGGTATTTGCAGAATCATTAACTCCATCGAATGGGTAGGTATTATCGTTAGCAGTGCACGCCTCATCAATATCCACATAATCAGAAGAAACAAAGAATCCATTTGCGTTATCCCATGCGTGGCAATTAATAACTTTTATATATGGGGCCTTGCTGTGTTTGTTATTAAAATCATCTTCAATTGAAATACCCCCTCCAATCACACCTGATGAACCAACTTCACCAGCACTTCTTGCTCCGTTACCAAAAGCAAGACACCCAACAACAGTGGCTCTCATTGGCGCGGCATACATGGTGCATCCAAGGCCTCGTTTATTATTGGCACCAATGCAGTAAGACATGATGGCTTTAGACCATGTTGTATAATCAGTTGACAAATAACAAGGGGGATCAAATTCAATGCTAACGCCATTATCCCACACAGATTCAGAGCCAATCACTCGGTGAAATAAAGGTTCTCTGCACTGGAACGACCTAACTCCATTAACAAGACCATTCTTAACCCACACATCAATAGCATAAGGTTTGTCACACCACATAAAAAGAACAGGCGAATAATAAGTATCGGAAGTCGAATATGTGTAATCTGTATTATTCCAACCATTTCCATCAATGAAATATCTGCCGGAAGAACTAATTCCGCATCCTTTTAGCAATGCATTAGAATCGGTAGTGCTGTATGTCCCACGAAAAAGAAAAACACATTTTTTGGTTGTGAATGTTGCAGTTATGTTGTCTTCATATCTAATTTGTAGAGGAAAATCTATTAATATTTGCTGTGATATTTTATATCCATTACCCGTATAAGGAAGGAAAATTCCTGACGCTTTGATGGTTTTTGATTTTATTGCATCGCACAACATTCTTAGAGCTGGATACATGTCAGTAATCCCGTCTCTCGGTACCCCAAAATCCAGTGCATTTACAAATTGCGCGGTTGAAATGAATGCGTAGTGGTCGCCAATACGTTTTGATATAGCACTCAAGTCGGTGATACTTGTTTCTTGCCCAGCACTCTGAGCACTCCCCAAATTGGCCAGCGTGGTTTCTGTTACACCATCGCTTTGCAGTCTACCATCGCTAAACTCATAGCGAACTGCTTTTGATGAGTTAATTCCGTCCCAGATGTAGTAGACTATTGACGGGTCTGGAACTGCTGGAATTTCAGATGTAGATCTAACGTAAATGATTCCTCCGCCATTTACAGGAGGGAAAATAATATCAGCCATTTGTGCTCCTTACTGTTTATTTCTTTATGTAACATCATAAAAAAGACCCTATTCGGCCTTTTCTCGTTTCGTGTATTGTCGCTTAGGTGTTGCCACTTCTAGCTCTGCTTCATCGACAATTTTACATTTATTAACTAGCCACAGAGGGACATTCTCGACCTCGATGCGCGTCCCAACTGTTAGGTCGGATCCTTTTTCTGTTACTTCGATAATCATACTTTAACCCTGCAACACTGCAGCAGTTAAACCAGCGGCGCCAGTAACGGTTACAGTTGTTCCAGTCATGAACTCTTTGCGAGAGTTAACGTTCAGCACCTTGTGCGCTCCAGCTGCGACAACAACATCAACGCCAGCGGATAGTGACACGGAGCCAACACCGTCCACCTGTTTTGTGGTGGCACTTGAGCCTTTTATATTGGCAGTTAACGAGCCGCCAGTAGGGTTATGAAACAAAATATATTCATTCGCTGAATATGTGATGGTGTCTGACGCTGTCAGTGTAGACATCGTGATGGCAAGTGAGCCGTCTTGCGTGATTGATTGTGTGGTAATAGCGGCCATGTTGTTTCCTTATTTAGTAAAAAGGGAGCCTAAGCTCCCTCTATTTTAACACCAATTTACATTAACAGTTATGCGGTTGTTAAATGAGCAATACCACAATTACCATTGTAGTCTGTTTTGATTTCCAACGCGCTTGAAGCCATAGTAATGAATTTGTAATCATCTTCTGGATTCTGACGAACTTGTGCGCGTGTAGACAGTGGCATACCGTTCAGTAGTGTCACTACTGTGCGCTGCTTAACTACAAACAGCATTTCGTTTGCTGGCACTTTAGATGCCGGTACGAATGTCACTCCGACAGTTTCTTGCAAGCGCTGCAAAATTGATTTTGCATAGTTTGCTGTGTAGTCAGTGGTTGATGCGTAGAACCAATCCTGCCAATTCAGGTACACAGTTACTGTGTTGGTGAAGAAGTTATCACCTTGCAACTTAGCTAAACCAGCCTTCAACGCTGTCAACCATTGCGCGCCTGTTGATGAGTTCAAAGTCAAGCCATGAGTGCCGGTGTTGCGTGATGGATGGTTGCGTAGGCCATACAGGGTAGAACCACCAACAACGATTGAGCTATCACCATTCAGTACGATGTCTTCCAGCTTCTCGGCGACTTTGCGCTGTGAGTTCTGGATACCTGAATCCGTAAAGTTGCCGTAACCTTCTGACTCAGCCGCTGCAACCTGACGCCAGCCATACTGAACAACATCGTCGATAATTGGCAGTGGAGTGCCAGCATAATCAATCAGTGGTGCATCAGCTTTGTTCTTACCGCGACCATCCAGTGATACGTTGGCAGAACCTGAATCGCTGATTTTAGGGAACATGTGCAACAACTTACCGATTGGGATAGCCTGCGAAACTGAGCCTGCCAAATCGTTATAGACTGCCAAGTTGTCACGCTGAATCATTACTGACTCACGGTCAATCATTTCCCACACGTATCGTGGTAATGGTGATGCGTTACCAACCAGGTGATTTACGCCTAACGCCGATTGCGTCATGTTAAACTGTTTGCGAGAGTTAAGCAGAAAATCCGCCTGCTCTTTTGAGTATTTGATCATCTATTTAACTCCCATTAAGGCTTGGTGTAGTAATTGGCAATAACAACGTCACACAGTGCACCGGCTGATTGAGCTACGCCAGCCTTGCTTGCGTCGTCAAAGAATGCCACTACTACGTTGGTGCTTGCAGCAGCCGCTAACCGACCGGATGCGGCAACAGTCAATTCCTGACCGAAGGTGTAAGTACCGGCAGCAACTGCAACTTGAAATTCAAGCTCTGGTTCTACACGATAAGCAATACCGGTATCACCTGATGCATATGCTGTTACGTTGTCCTGCGAGTAAAAGTCACGATGTGCCAGAATACCTAAGCGTCCGACCGGCGTGGTTGCTTGTGCCAGCGCTGATGCGCCAATGGTGACGAATGTAGCTGGAAGCAATGCGCCAGTGACTGGCTTGCTTACTGTTTTTGGTTGCTCATCGATAGAGCCACGGAAAATGCGATTACCTGACATTATTTAGTCTCCATCATGGCGTTGAAATCATAGCCCGCGAATTCATCATCGCCGCCAGCCACACGATTAGCATTCAGACCGAAAGCCGGTTGCTTCTGATTAGCAATCATGGCACGCAATGCAGTGATACCACATTCTTTTGCTGCGTCTTCTGGCAACAGTTTTGCGTTAACCACTTGCTGAATCAGGCCGTCTTTTTCAGCTTGCTCGGTAGCTGTTTTGTTTGCAGCCAGTGCAGAGGTTACAGCATCCTGCACAGTTTTTGCGGTTTGTTCTGCGTTTACCGCGAGAGCATCCGCAATCATTTGTTGAACTTCTTGTTTTTCCACTTGGTCGCCCTCACGGCTGTTATTCATAGGCATTGGTGGCATATCACCACTTTCGCCATCCATTGTATCACTTTTTACAAAAGAAGTTAATTTGCTGATAATTTTGCCAACTTTCTGTGTGAAAGTGTATTTTTCCTTAACTTCATACACGTCACCAGACAGCGCGGCTTTATCGCCATCGATTGAATATGATGTTTTATATTTTCTATCCATGCACTCAACAATGACAGATGAATCTGTAAAGTCTTCCACTTCGCACTTGCAATCATGCATATCTGGACAGAAAGCCTGCTTTGCCGCCTCTTCCAGCATTTCCTTTATGGTTTCAGCGCTCATTGAGTAATCGTCGCCAGATGACAAATTAAGATTGCAATACATCACATCGACTTCTTGCTCACCATCCGCATTCACGAAAATACCCACACCCTGCTCTGGAGTTGCCGCGCCGATTTCACCGACTAGAATGGCATCGTGGTTGAATGTATCGATATTGGCTTTATATTCGTATTCTTGCCCGGCAGCATTTGTGCCAAGTTCGGGTACGCGAGACAGGTACACGCCAGTTGATGTGTGAATTGGCTGTTTCTTGTCGATAGCATTCGCAACAATCTTACCGCGGGTAGAGTTTTGCAGCGCTTCGGTAGGGATGTATTTATCCACCAGCCAACTACCATCTTGTGCTTGCCCCGTCACCTTGTTGAACGCGCCTGATAAGCCGTGCTTTGCTTGACTCATCATGTCGTAAGCATCAGCAAACTTTCCATTAACTACCGGGTGGCCAAGCGTAACAGGCGTCATGTTTAACGTGTCGATGGTGCGCTTAACTTCATCAGCAGGGTACATGATTCCGTTCATAACTATGTCTTTCGGCAATGTCTTCGACGGCAGGACAGTAAACTCTACGCCCTCAATCGTTTCTGTGCGGATTGCTGAATTGTCAACCAGCGTAGAGATGTTAACCAGTAGCTGATTTCCAGTGGGTTCTTTCGCGTGTTTGATTTTATTGATTTCATCTTCACGAGCCTGAGCGGCTTCTTTCGTATCAAAGCTACCAAGATGTTTTGTGCCATCTTTGCTGTATAGCTCGAATTTACCTTTGATTTTCTTAATCATGATTAATACCAGTTGTCTAGACTGGTGATATTTTAGCATGGAATGACGGGATGTTGCAGATGTGGTAACAGCGCCGTACAAATGCAGAGGGCGCTGTCTAATTTGGAGCGAGTGGTGAGAATCGAACTCACGCGTAACGATTGGAAGTCGCCAGTTCTGCCACTGAATTACACTCGCGTTATTTGGTTGCACTGACAGGTATCGAACCTGAGTATTTCCGGTTATGAGCCAGACCGCTTTACCTTAAGCTACAGTGCAAAATTGGTTGGCTCACATGGGCTTGAACCATGTTTTGATTCGGAAGTAGCGACCATCTCGAATCCGTGTTATCCATGATACACCATGAGCCATAAAAATTTAGAACCTTTCAGCTCTATCGGCAAGAATGAACAAGCGGAACTTGTTTTTACTTGCTAGGCGGGATCTAGATTTGTTGTGCCGCCTCATTGCTCAACAATCCATTAACGGTCAGCGTTTGATAATTTATAGAGCTATGTCGACAGATTAGAGCTCTTGCCCATTCGCTACGCTTCACAGCGTTGCTATGGTTGAATCATTGTTGTTTCGATTGCCTTCCCAAATACCCGCAACGGCAGGACGCTATCAACAACAATTTAATTATTACACCACTTTCTCATCTTTGCAAGCCACAAACTCAACGCCGCGCCGAACGTAATCAAAAACAGCATGACATTTAACGCCAGCCACAAGCACTGTGCGCGGTTCCGTGTATTCAATGAAGTTCTCTATGCCGTAACTGCTTGCAATCGTGCAGGCGCAGCGTAGAAGGCCATCCCCGCTATCTTGTCGCATCTGTTCTTGTGTGAGTTGAATGAACATTGATTTTATCCCGTAGTTGTTGTGTGGGTATTTTACCATTTATCCACAAAACAACGCTAAAAATAAACTTTGATTTACCATTTACCACATCGTTACCATGTGACATACTGGGTAGGCTCCTGAACAACAATATACATAAATACTCTCTTATAGAGATTATAATCTTTATATTATTTATATATAGAGATAAAAAAAGACAGCTATCTGCTGTCTTTTAGGTTTTTTGATTTATCTGCTTTATTAGTTTATCTGGTCATGTTTTTCTGAAAATTCACTTTTTAGCGTTTTTCTTACTTTTTGAAACCTTACAAACTTATAATTGTATAAAGCAAATATGTTTTTACGTAGGAGTAATCTAAATTATATTAGATTTTTCAATTAAGTAAAGTTTTGCCTCTCGCTCTTTTGTTGCTCCTATAAAGTATCTCTTTGACTTCAGTTTTGTCTTTGCGTGCTCAATCATCTCTGATGAGACTATTCCGTCAATTGTTAGATCAAGCATGGACTGGTTGATGACGCTATCATCTATGTTCTGGTATCTACTTCTAACTCTCTGAGCTATAACACTTGGTGATAATGACTCATCGCTGTTTAGCAAGAATTTGATTATCTTACTTTTGCATACACCAAGTGGTGTGCTTTCTGATTTATTGTTACATTCTTCTTTTTTGTTTATTAGATACTCATTGCTTATTTTCTGTTCAAGGTCTACATACATCATTATTCTTCCGTATTTATCTGTTTTCACGATGTCGAAAACCTTCACGTATCCGACGCCATTGCGTCTAAAAAGCTCACAGCAATCGTCTATGGTAATGCCAGTGAAATACTCTTTTGAATTTGTTATTGTACAAATCGAACTGGCATCGCTAAGCAGTTTTTCTTCCATCTCATCATGAAACGGAATAGACATTGATATGATTGCCTTAACCACTGACACGCCAAATTTTTTTGCTGATGACCTATGAGTATTAAATCTCGCTGATGGATTTATTGTTTTGCCAATCTTCACTGTTCCATTGTCGAACTCAATGGCATAGCAATGTCCCACATTTTGGATTGTTGTTTTTTCGTTTGTCATTTATCGTACTCCTACGATTGTTATTAAGTCTAAATTATAAACCTAAACAAATATTAATGCAAACCACTTGCAATCATGTAATAGTTAACTTACACTAGGTTTAATGATTACAAATTGAGATGCAAAATGGTTCACATTCCAGATTCACAGATTATGACAAAGCCATGCGATTGGTGTGGTGAGGAGTTTAGTTACTTACCAAATAGCAACCCTCGCAAGTTTTGCAAGAAAGGTTCGTGTGCAGTGGCATATCACCGCGCAAAACGCGCACAACGTAAATTAGCAGTTAAGGAGATTAAAGATGTTAAGTAAAAAACGAAGTTCAGGAACGCCGGTAAAACTGGCAATCTTTGTAATTATGATGTGGTTAATCTGCATTTACGGATGGATTATAAACTGCATAAATGTTGTTAATAGCGATTTTGGCAACATAACGGGATTACTTGTTGTTAGAGCTGTAGGCATTATTGCTGTTCCTGTTGGCTCTTTTATGGGGTTATTTTTCTGATTAAGGAGATTAAAGATGGAGCGTAAAAGTGGGTTTTATTGGGTGAAATATGGCGGAGATTGGGAGGTGGCATTTTTCGATGATTGCTGCAAAGACTGGTGTGTATTAGGTGTTCATAGAACACTAGATGAATCACACTTTGAAGTAATCAACCCAAACCGCATTATGTCGCCGGATGAGTGGGAGTAGATATGAACTACACAGAGAGCAAGTTCAAGCATGATGGCTTGTGGTATATCGCTGTTGAGCAGGATGGATGCAGGATGGATGCAGGAATTGTGATTTAAGTAGCGCGTATGGGATGTGTACAATTGGCAGTGATTACAGAAATGTTCCGCCATGCGGGCGCCATGAACGCAAAGACAACCGCGATGTAATTTTCGTTCGTAGTGATGTTGATAATTTAGGAGATAAATAATGAAATATGAAGCAGTGTTTGGTAACCAAGAATTGTTCGATGGAGCTGGAACTTTTACCGGTTTAGATGTTGTTGTTCATAGTATTGCTAGTGGGATTAAGTCTTACGCAAGATCATCTGATTTAACTCCTGAGTCATTGAGAAATCACCCAGTTTGCGCCATGCGCCGCATCATCCAAGAACCTAAACGCTGGACGGTTGAAGACCAAAAGGCTGGGCGGTTGCCAGAGGTGGGGGCTAATGTTGAGTTTGTTTTCAATAATGAATTTAATTACTACGAGCCAATAGAGGAGTTCGAAAGTGGAGATATTCTTGATGTTCTAGCTCATGTGTGTGGTGGTAATGGTGGTATGTGTGTTGCCGTTTACAACAGACGAACACGTTATACAACTCAGCTTGTAATTGAATCAATTCGCCCACTAGAAACACCAGAAGAAAAGGCAGAGCGTTTGCGTAACGAGTGGGTTGATAGCGCATATGGTAATACATGTATTTTTGGAGGAACATCTGAAGGTGAGAAGCAAAGACTGAAATCGCATTTGCGCAGTGTTTACGACTCAATTCTATCTGGTGAATTATCAGTACCAACAAAAGGCGGGGAATGATGCTAATAAAACAACAAGTACAACCAACGCCAATAACTTGCGTAAGCACCTGCATGTCCATGATATTATGTGTGCCGGTTGAGGAGGTGATTAATGAGTTTCACGAAAAATACTACACCGAATGCAACATAACATGCGCCGAATACCTGCATAGTAAGGGCCTGATAGTAGAAAGGATGTACGCTGATTTTTCACCAAAAAACATTGACTACAACACCGTTTATGGCTTGATAGTGCCAAGCTTGAACGTCGAAGGCGGCACTCACATGGTGCTGATGGAGGTTGATCCAGATGGTAATTGGAGCATTTACGACCCGAATTACAAAAAAGAATCAAAGAAATACTACATACCCGTTAAATATGAAGATAACGATAATAACCTTGAAGTCGGAATTAATTCTTACGTTATAGAGTTCAGCATTTCAGTTGATGACATAAAGGAGTTTTTAAGCAAATGATTAATCTAAAAGTAAAGCTCCTCACGGATACAGCAAAGCTGCCAACCTACGCACATGACGGTGATGCGTGTTTTGATTTGTATGCTGATGGCGTCAACGATAATTTTGGTGGAATGTATCTATGCGATACTGGCTTGTCAGTAGAAGTACCACGAGGTTACGCCATGATGATTTATAGCCGCTCTGGTCATGGCTTCAAAAACAATATGCGCCTGTCTAATTGCGTAGGTGTTATCGACTCAGGCTATCGCGGCCAGCTAATGGTAAAGCTAACCTGTGACCGCCAGATTCAATACGTGCCTAAAGTCGGCGACCGCATCGCACAAGCCATGCTTATTCCTGTGCCGGTAGTTACATTTGAAGAGGTAACGGAATTAAGCGACAGCGAGCGTGGTGATGGTGGATTTGGGAGTAGTGGAAGATAGATGCCGCCGGTATTAGCATAATGGTAAGGCGCTTAGTGCGCCTTTTTTGTGTGTTGAATTTAGGAGCGCCGAAATGTCGGCCGTCTTACGTTTCAAACGTGAATTGGTTTTGTTTATCGTGACGGTGAAAATTGCTTGTTGAAGAGTGTTTAAACGCTTTTATGTTTCGTTGTTTTCTTGGCCAATATAAACTACAATTATCATGTAAATTTTACATAAGGAATTAACATGAATGATTTGGTTGTTTTAACTAATGGCGTTCCGATGGTTGATAGCGTACTAGTATCAAAAAAATTCGGAAAGATTCATCGTGATGTTATGAGGGCAATAGATAATCTTGAGTGCAGCGATGAGTTTATGATGCGCCATTTTGCGCAGTCAAATTATGTCGTGAGGGGGCATACATACGACAGCTTCATGATGACACGAGATGGATTCTCTTTCTTGTGTATGGGATTCACTGGCTCAGAGGCTGCAAAATGGAAAGAGGCGTACATTAATGCTTTTAGCGCAATGGAGGCTCAATTAAAGAAAGATGATGACAAACTGGAATGGAAACAAGCGCGCATTCAAAGCAAAGAAGTCAGGCGCAATGTAACTGACACCATTAAAGATTTTGTAGACTACGCCACAGACCAAGGTTCAGGCAGTGCGTCAAAATACTATATGAACATCACAAAAATGGAGTATGCAGCGCTTGAGTTGATACAAAGCAAAGAGAAAGTTCCTAGCGGATTCCGTGACACGCTTGACCTTCTTGACTTGTGCTTTCTGCAAGCAGCAGAACAAGTGTGCAGAGCGGCCATTAAAGAAGGGATGGAGCGAAAGTTTCCATATAAGGAGATTTACATATTAGCCAAAGATCGCGTCACAAAGTATGCAGAAACAGTTACGTTTGCGAGGATAGAAAAGAAATGAGCGATATTAAAACAGAAACAATGTGGCTAATGAAAGGCGACTGCTTAGAAAGAATGAAAGAAATTGAAAGTGGTACTGTTGATATGATTTTGACTGACCCGCCATATGAGTTATCAAAGAGCAAAGGCGGAGGAATGATGGGCCGCGATAACAGAGAGTTTATGCAAGAAGTTAACTCGATGGATATGGTTAATGGTTTTAACTTCAATAAATTTATTGAACAATCAAAACGCCTGTTTAAAACTAAACAACATTTTTGCTGCGTGTTTACTTGCTCTACAAAGCAATTGCACATGTATATCTCATTTGCTGAGGATAACGGATATCAATACGGTATTGGTGTGTGGAACAAAACAAATCCAACTCCACTATGTAATTGTAAATATCTAAACGATGTTGAGTATTGGATTTACATAAAAGGTAAAAAATCAAAGATATTAGGTAGTTATGAATCAAAAAGTATGGTTTTTACGTCACCTATAAACAAGAAAGATAAAAATGAGTATGGGCATCCAACATGCAAGCCTGTAGATTTAATGGAAAAATTCATTATTAACCATTCAGTTATTGAATCTGTGATATTTGATCCATTTATTGGCTCAGGCACAACAGGTGTAGCAGCAAAAAACCTAAACCGCAAATTCATCGGTATCGAGATGGACGATAAGTATTTCGAGATAGCAAAAAACAGAATTATGTCCGAATAAAGTAAGGCCCTTGCGGGCCTTATCTATTTAACCCCGCCACCGCTAGCAATCCACGCTTCTTCCTGCTTCTGCATTTTAGCGATGAGGTTTTTAGCGAGCGCCTCGCCTTTTTCGTTGACGACAGTGGGGACAATTGAGCACAAACAGTGTATGGCATTCCCGTCCACTGCATAAAAGTCATTAACTTCTTTCTGTGTGTATAGCAATCCATGCCGCTCAGCGTGCGATTTTCTTGTCCTACCTGGTATCAGTGCGCTAACCCACAACATCTTCATCTTCAGCTCAAACTGTCTCGCGGCCTGAGCTGACTCATCCATGACGGCAGAGCGGAATGATACACCCATTTCCGTGCGCGCGATGCGTAGTGCGCGCTTCTTATCACCATCGATGGCTTCCGATAGCTGAGACACTGCCCACTTAGGCGACTTCCCGCGCGCGATAGTTTCACCAAGAATGAACCGCGCCTGCTTTGTCACGTCATCGGTAAACCCGCGCATTTCGTTAAACGTTCGGGCTGACACAATACCAATACGACGTTGATATGGCTGACTGAACAACACCTGATGCAAGTTTTGGTATGTCCGAGCATAACTATCAGCCTGCTGGCTAATGAATGCTTGAGCGTAGCCTGTGCCTTGCTCGTATGCGGCCTCAGTGTACCCACTAAAAAACCAGTTATCTTTAGGCTGGTCATTATCATCCATCATGATTTTTTCTATCAGCGCATCGATGGTTTCATTCAGCCGTAGGATTTCGTTCAAGTCGATTTCATACAGATAGGTCTTCTCTGCGTTGAGAAAGTATGAGCGCGTATTCGATGCAGTCTCGATAGGCTTTAGTGACTCATAAACGGCAGTAACCTCTTTCTTGATGCGGGTGAGCCTACGTTTAAATTCACCATACGCCTTTACTATTCTGCCAGCTTGAAATGTCGGGTCTTTTATTGATACGTTTGCCATCTGGTAGCCCTGAAAACTTTTTTTCATTATATCACTTGTTGATAGTGTGTTTTTGTGTAATAGTTAAATCAGGTTTTTATGATAGGATGCGCAAATGATAGCAACAGCAATTACATATTATCTGGTTTACTGCGCCGTTATGATGGCTTTAACGGCGGTAGTTGTTACAAGTTGTTACAAGTTGGTGCAAAGGTTATGAAGAAGGAGTTAAAAATGCTAATTAAGTGGCATAGCACTTGGTGGCCGTCTGGTGAGTGGCGCGATAAAAACGACAAGAAGGTTAATTTGACCGGTAACTTCATATGCAAGATTAATGATGAATGGCACATTTGCATCATGGCAGACAAGACATCGGCGGCTGGTCACGGAGACCCATCCGTGACAGCTGGTGTACCAATGTTTATTAAAAACCACACGCTAAAAGAAGTTAAGTATGATGGTTTTATTATTGTTGATTGCGAGGTTATTAAAAATGGACAAATGTAGAGAGGAGTTTGAGGCGTGGTTGGTTAGCTACTGCGATGAAATTAATTATCATTGTAAAAACAAAGTTCTGCTTCAAAATGCGTCTGGATATTACAAAATGTCTTGGGTTGATTCCGCATGGATGGGATGGAAAGCATCACGCGAAAGCATGAAGGCGATTAAGTTACCTCATAAGTTGGTAATTGTAGATGGAGATTACGATACCGGGTATTCAGAATCCTATAATGAATGCAAGGAAGCAATCACATCAGCAGGATATAAGGTGGAAGAATGAAACAAGTCTCAGGAATGCCAACTTGCGGGCAGTTTGTGGCGGTTTATCAAAAAAATGAAAGCATAAACTCTGTCGTTTATGAAATAAACAGAATGGAACCGACAGTTATTTACGTGATAAGTAAAAACAACCCCGACTATGACTGCGAATACAAAGCGAGAATGCCTATTGAATTTGCTCGCGATTTTCTAGTATCACAAAAAGCGCAATACTTCATCGCAGACTAGCCCCATCCTTGGGGCTTTACCTTTACTTCACCGCGTCAATAGCGTCCTCTTTAATCATTCCGTCTACTTCTTTTTGCAGGTCAGTATCTGCATCCGGCTCATATCCACCAGCGACGCGCATTTCATTGGCATCAAACAGCAGTCCTGCACCTGTTAACGATTTACTGTTAGCATCTGCCATAGCGATAGCGAGCTGCACCTTTTCAAGTGGTGACGGAACCAATAAGTCAGGCCATGAAGTGTCGAACTCTTTACCAGTCCAGCAGCCTAGGCCTTGCAAGAATGCGACAAAATCCAAGATGTCATTATTCAGCACTTGGTTGCGCCGCCCATCCGCAAGCATTGCCATTACCTTGCCATTCTCAGTGCTTGCTCTATCGCCTGTTAGCGTTCCGGTTAGCTCAGTAGATGGAATGCCGCCAAGTGCCGCGCAGAACTCGTTCATGTTCCATTGCGCGAACTCGGCAATGGCCGGCATGGACACTGACAAAGCCGTCATGTCTACACCTTGCGTGACTACGAATGCATCTAGGTATTTGTTTAAGTCCTCCCCCATCCCCTGAAAGTAATCTGCTAGACTTTCATTTGGATTGAGTTTTAGGTCTCTTTCTATTTCTCTTATTTTTGCGTCTTTATCGAAGTTTGCATGAATCTGCCGCATAGAGTTTTTAGCGAAACCCTCAGCGCCGGATTGATTTAGCTTGAATAGCGCGAAAGCAGAGTTGTAAGCCGATGCCAGCATGTTGTTCCCGCCTTCCGACGACAACCCATCTGTGAATACATCACCAAGATAAAAAATACGGTCCCGGTGAATGGTGATGTCTACCGGCTTGACGCGGGTATTCATCGATTGGTCAAAGTTGATTGTTTCATGATAAGTCCACAGTAATGGCTCTCCGTAGGTATCGCTCATGCGGTCCGTATCGGTCGAGCTAACTTTCAGTTGGTCTTCCCATACAGGGTAGAATCCGACAATCTTGTCAGGCGTTAAACCGTCAACTGGCAGCGACCAATCTTTACCATCCGCGATTCGCAAGATAAGCGCTGAGTAGTTGCCAACCATGCGGTACTTATCGGCCATAGAGAAACATCGCCATAACTTTGTACGCTTAGCGAATGCTGCAAATTCTTTCTCTGTTGGCGTTTCTTTGCGGTCTTTCGCCTCTTCTCCGCTTCCTTCAACAATCTCAGGGCTATCCTGCCATACTTTACCGCACAGCTTATCAATCGCGCCTTTAACGAAACCATTGCGGTCATACAGGTTTTTCTTGGCTTGGAATGTTAGCTGCTCAGGCAACCCAAACACTTTATATAGCCTGTCATGTTTATTGTCTTGCCCGGGCAGCCACCCGGGTAATGTTGCGCGCGTGTATTGTTGCGCGTTTGCCGCCAGCATTTGCTTTGCGCGGTTGACGATAATCTCTTTGTCCATCTTTCTTGCTCCCATGTGGAATGATTTATTTTAGCATTTTAGTGGTGATATGGCTTGCATGGTGTGAATAGTGGCTATACTATGTATGTAATAGTTAAATAGATGGAGATACAACATGGTAAATCTTGCACTACCAATCACCTACGCCTCTGATACACCAGAAATGAAGCGCATAGAATCGGAGGAATTCCGATCCATGCTGCTAACCTGCCTGATGGCTGCTGAACTTAACGCTGATAAGCCTAACACAGCAGTGCGCAAAGCTTGTGGTCACATGCTTAAACGCTTTCAAGGTGAGCGAACTAGAAAGATTCTAGTAGGTGCAATGTCGCAGGCGTTGCCGTTGGCTTATATCCATCGGTTGATTAAGATTGTTGAATCTGAATGTGGAGTTAAATAGTTATGTACAAGCGAACATTCATTAATCGTTATGGCATTGAATACGGCTTCGGAATTAGCACGTTCAGAGATAAATTAAACGGGCTGAATAATTATGATGTGGCACTACAATGCCACAACGTCACAATCATGAAAAACTCACAAGGCGACAGGGTTATTATTCAGGAGGTTAAGTGATGATTAAAAAAGGTATGAAACAATGTATGCGCTGCCGTGAAATAAAGGAAGCAGAATATTTCCGCGTAGGGCAAGCGTATTGGAACGAGTGGTGCATGAAATGTGAGCGCACTCCGTCAGGTAAAATGCCAAGGATGGGTAATTAATATGCCGTCAAAACAAGATGTCATTGCTTCCATAAAATCAGGCGAACTGTTCACAGACAAATACCAAGAAGCTTGCCGACAACGCAAAGCAGCGGTATTGCTTGAGCGTAGTCAGCGAGAAAAGCGCGATAACGATTTTTACACGAAGCTATGGGAAGAAAACAAAGCCAAGCGCCACACTGGCGATGTCAGTCCGTATGCAGGTAAAGAATCTGGTGAGTTTGTGGGGGATTGATTATGTATTCAGAACGCGACAAATTCGAGCTATGGTTTGCAGCAAAACATAAATTATTCAATATTGAACTGTCAAAGCATCGTAGTGACTCAGTTCACTACGCAACATACCAAGGTAAGGCAAAGTGCTATCTCGAACACGACTGGGAAGTTTGGAGAAATGCAAAAGCCGCTATTTAGCGGCTATCTTCTTCCAGATGGACGGAATGCGCCGAAACTTTCCTGACATATGCCTGTCAATTCACTCACGGCCCATACTAAAGCATCCATTCTATCTGGTGATTTCTTGCTATTAACCGGGTCCCACTCTGTCATCTGCTGTTCTAGCTTATCGAATCGGCCAACGTGCGAACACTCACGGCGCTCATAGATAGCTGCCACTGGCTCAGCCCTAACTTCCTTCCCTTTTGTCGCCCTAACCTTGATAACTCGCAGGTTGCGTGACTTTTGCAGGATAACCGTTTCAACCATATCACCGCCTTGGTTAACCTCAGCAATAACCGCATCAGCTTCCCATTTATTGTAAGCGTCTACAACGGCTTGCGCCCATTGGTCAGGAGTGGCACTGGTGACACTACAATCATCAAGAATATAAACTCGGTCATCATAGCCAATTCCGCAAACAACGATACCAGTTTCATCTGATAGCTCGTTGCTGCTCACTGCTGGGTCAACGCCAACAACAATACGGCGTAGTTGCGGAACATTGTGCATACGACACGACTCAATGTCTGTCATGCGCCATAATGCATACGGGTTATCGTCCAGTATCTCAGCTAGGCACTCCTGCCGGAACATGCGGTCTGTCAGTTCGCGCTTGAGTGACTCTGCATATTTAGGTGTTAGGAAATAGTTGTCGTGCGTTGTACCTTTCACCGTGTAGACGTATGGATTAGCGCACAACGATTTGATGATGGCAGTAGGTCGTGGGGTTGTTGCGATATACATCAGTGGGTTTTTACCAAGGCGGTTGATTAGCTTTGCCGCCTCCAGCCCTTCTTCTGCATACTGCCATGCGGCCAACTCATCAACCACTGAGTGGCTCGACTGGCTACCGCGCGAACGCTCCAAAGCCTCGCAAGAATACCCGGTGATTTGGCTGCCGTTTGCGAACTTTAGAATCAAGTCGGATTTGTTGAACTCATATTCAAGATTGGGGTTTATTTGCGAGATGATTCCCGACTCACCAAGGAAGTTAACCTTCTTTAGCGACCCATAATCAGCAGCCCATAGTGCTATCCGTGAATTAGACTCTGATAGCGCAAGGTCTATCGCTTTGTTGCTAACGTACCACGTTTTGCCGAACCCACGACCACACAGCAGTAATAGCGTATCCATATCGCTAGGGATGTCCACAATCTGCTCTGGACGGGCCCACAACTTGAAGTCGTGCAACAGGTCGTTCTTGTCTTTCTCGCTATCAGAAAACATACGCGCAATAGCCTCACGTGCAATGCGCGGGTTAGCATGAATAAACTTCCTGACAGCCTCTATACCAGCAAGAGTGGGGGCCGAACTAATCTTTAAGGCCATTCAGAATCTCAGCGAATTTGTCTGCGGCAGATACTTCTACTTTGTGCTCGATTGGCCCACCATTTGCGCCAGTGTGTTCGTTGCTAGTTGAGTCTTTCAGTCCAAGGTCACGTGCGATAATATTTGGATTAAGCAGGTCAGCAGCAGCCCCAGTAAATTTCTGTTCGCGTATTGACTTTTCAATTAAACTAATGACCCCCGAATAATCACCCTTTTTCTTGTAGTCATACCACGTTGACTCAGCTAGTCCAGAATGCAAAAGGAACCCATCAAGAGTAAATGCGCGTAACTTACATAGTGATTCTTTAGTCACCACACCCTGAAATGCAAAAGCCTTTTCTTCGTATAGCGGGTTTTCTTCTGCCCACATGAAATACGCCAGCGCATCACTCCATAGCTCATCTGGGCTTGAATACCGTCTAGGCCTGCCCATCTTCTTGGCTGCTATCTGCCACAACGATTCAGCCATAAAAACCTCCTAAAAATAAACTCAATTGTACCAGTTTATCGGTGTTGTGTCGTTAAATGAAAAAGCCGCTAAGTGCGGCTATTAAGTAGCAAGTACTCCAATGCTGCCTTTTTGCTACCGTGTATTTGCGCAAGCTCTTCCAGCCTTACCATCGCCAATGCTGACAAGTACATTGGAGAAAGACGTGGCAGTTCACGGCGTTTCTCGTTTTGGCGTTGTTGCGGGGTTTGTTTGGTCATTTCCTGCACCATCTAGGAATGTTTGATCTAACATGGACTTCAATATGAGTAGCGCCATGTGGGTATGAATCAAAAAGATGAAGATCGTCAAAACTTTCATTTTCATCAAGATATGCTCTCAATGAACTTGATAACATGACAACTCTCTCAGAGTCTGTATCGATTTCATATATAAGAGCTACCACTGGATATTGTCCATCAGCATCCCAACATATAACACGTGCAGGCTTTCCGTAATCTGTTACAAGCCGCGCACCACTTTTTGCCTTTTCAATGTCTTGTTTGTTCATAGATATTTTTGCAACCATTTGTCAGCGGCTTTAAATGTTTTGAAATCTTTGCTTTGGCTGTATGTCATAGCTGTGAATTTTTTACCGTCTGTAAAAATACCAACAGTGCGGTTGTCTTCTTGGTCGTAAATTTTAACTGCTTTCATTTTGTATCTCCTAAGTGTTGCCGTTTATGTGTGCTGCTTCAATGAATTAATAATAGTATATACTATGTATGAGTGCAAGCTATTTTGTGAAATATTTTACATATAAAAAAGCCCCGCAATTGCGAGGCAAAACCCTGAACAGATTCTTTACATTTTAGGCTTTTCAGCTGGCCCGTGATTGCCATCAGCAATATCACCAGAAATAAAATCCGGAATTTGCATAACTGGACATTCAGATTGCAAACTAAGGCGGTTAATGTCGAACCATCGGCCCTCTTTCATTTCACCTTTTTCATCAACGGCAGGAGTTAGTACAGCCTGAATGCAGCCATACAAATCAAATGATACGGTGCTTACAACGCCAGTAAAACCAGTTACAACATCTACTGCGTGCTTTCCAAGTAGGTTGTTTAAGTGTTCCGCGCATTTACTCATTTTTAAGCCTCGCTATTTGTGATTTCAGCAACCGTTTGCACCAGTTGCCCATTAACAACGCATCCATCGATATTACCCGTCACGGCCACCTTAATAGCACCGTTAGTCATGATGACTGGTTTCCCGGTGCTAACTAGGCTAGATAGGTACGCGCCGACATCTACAGCAGTGATAGTCATCTGCACTACTCCGTCAGTTTGCACTGTGTTGAAAGTTGGAGCCGATGTAAGCGCTAGCGTTGTGTAGTCGTTTAATTGTTGGTTTTCTGTTAGTTGAAGCATGGTTACTCCTTAGTGTTGTTTTATTTCTTCTGTACGACCCTGCTCGATTGATTCAAGCATTTCACACGTCATTGACAGTAAACATCGCAGCTTCCAATGTACATCATCGAGATTTTTGCATTCGCATTTATTGGTGTACGCTTTCAATGTTTCTTCGCAAAACGCCAATTCTTCATCACTGATTTGCTCTTGTTTCACTTTTTATTCCTTAATGTTTGTATTCTTTGGTTAATGTATTTTCTTCGCAGTAAACCGGAATTTCTTTTTTATCTAAATGCTCACGATAAAGCTCTGCACACAAAATGCATTGTTTATACGCTGGAGATTCTTTATCAAGCTCACCTTCTATACATAATACACCAATACCAACACGTCCCTTTTCTTCGTTGGTAAAGATTATCGCGTAGCTGTTATTCATAGCAATAATCCTTACGCTGGATCAAATCAGCCCGTAGCACTTGCACTTCATCTTCTTCCTGCATAAAGCGATATGTTACTGTCGCTCGCTTTCTGTTCGTGATGCGGAATGATGTTTTTCCAAAATCAAACCAGTCTGCATGAGGAATAGGCATGTAGGTAGTAGGAATAAATCCATCTTTTCCAGCCGGATATTCAACGCGACAAATTAACGGTGAGCGGTAAATTGCTAGCATTTCATCATCTGCCAGCATAGTGGTAATCGTCATCAAATGATGTCCAGTTTGCGCATCTTTAAGCACAATTTTCTCACCACAGGATTGTTTTAGTTTTAGCATTTGTTTTGCTCCAATAAGTGTGCGTGTTGGTGGATGTTTCCGATTACGGCGCAAGATGATTCCCATTCTTGTCCCGCTTCCGTTATTGACTCGTCCGCTGTTTCAGCAAACCAGCCATCTACAATAAATTTAACCTCAAGGTTGAACCCATGCCAGTGAATGATGTCACCTTCAAATATAGGCATTCCATGTTTATCTAGCATCCCTGTGAATTGCATAACAGGATATGATGTTTTTTGGTTAGCTAATAAATGAATTTTATTTTTACCAACCAACTCGCCCCAATCGTGCATCACCTTTGAGTGCGCATTCCAACACCTAAACTTAATCTCTCTCATATCTCACCCTCTATCACTAATTACAACAATCACAACCCACGCACCGCTTGGCATATGTTGCAAATTTGCTGAGTATTTATCGTTTAAATAATAACCTTTCATTCCGCGAACTTGCTTGAAGTTGTTGGCATTAAGCCAGTATACCGCCTCTTTTTTCGTGATAAAGCGGTGCTTTTGTGATGGGGCTATCATCTAAAAACTATCCTGGCATTTTTCAACTCGGTGAAAAACTTCCACATCATCACCAACCAACTCAACACCAGCCGCCTCCAGTATCGCATCAACGCGCTTATGCACCGCTTTGCACTCATCCTCATAAAATCCAAACAGAGCCGGTTCTTTCGTTCCTTTATACGCCACATCTAGTGTTAATGCCGACCGGGCATTCTGCACCAATTGCTGCGCATCACTTAGGATGCTTACGAGTTGTTCACGTGTTAGGTTTGTGTTGCACATGGTGTTACTCCTCTATTTTATTACCACAAGCCATTTTCAGCTGAAAACAAAATATCGCCCGTTTCGCAATAATGATTCCAGTTTTTTCTCAATCCATCAGAATCGTACTCATTAATTTTCTTTCCATCTGTGCGTTTATATACACTCATAATGCTTTCAGCTCTAACGCTAAAATGGTCATATTCACTATTCCAGCACCCACAAGCAGTAAATCTCCCATTATCAAACAGCCAAACTTTAGGCTTTAATTCGCATTTTGGGCATTTACTCCATTCACCCTCTGGTTCTTTGTAGAAATTAAGGCAGTTGTGAAATGAATGCGCTTCGTATTTGTTTATTACTTTCGTGATATCCACTTGTTATTTATCCTCATTCATCATCAAGAAAACAATCATTGCTGCGCGTAGTGGGTTTTTATGGCTAACCATGAAGTGGTTGCATCCAGCCATCCAAGGCATGAAATCTGGGCCCTCTGACGCATAAACGTTTATTTTGTTTTCAGCAATAATCGGCCAAGCGTCTGACGGATTGTTGCAAGCATCGAATTCATGCCAGTTTGCACCATCTCCATAGCTTAATGATGCGCAATCATCTGGAAACGGATTTAAATCAAAATCCTCATAGTCAATATTTAATTTTAAGAAAACAGCCTTATTAATCTCAAAATCACTCATCTCTGCATAGTTCATGGTGTTACTCCTATTTTTAACGCTTGCTGAATCGGTTTAGTTTTAATTTCTTCACGCTGGTAGTGCGTTTGCTTGCATTACTGTTAACTATTGAAAACAACGACTACTGCTTGGCTGTCAGCATCACAGATGATGCCTTCAAAGTTGTCAGGGCGACATGCGTACATGTAGGTATCCAGTAAATCGCCGATTATGATGTTTTCGTAGGTCATTTTGGTGATCCTTCTTGTGGTTTTTGAGTGATGATATTTTCAAACCGCTTTATTTGCTTTTCTGCATCAATCTCTGGAAAGTGTTTTTTAAGTAAGAATTTTGCGTTTTGGTTATGGTATGCACTCCATGAGCACCACGCTAAACTAAACAACAACTCATCCATTTCTTCGCTAGTCATTTCCAATCTCCGCTAATCTAACTATTCATCGCACCATTGCGCCTCACCTGCCATTAAATCTACGCCAATAATTTAACTATTACAAGTTAAACAATCCATAAAAATAAAGTTTTTTAAGCTATTCCAATGTGGTAAAAACAATGTTATCGTATGGCGAGTTCGGCGTTAAAGCTTGATTAAACTTCCCTATATAACAATATTAAAATATTAACTTTATATATTATATAGAGGCCCAGATACGCAAAACCCCCGTTTCTTTCGATTCGGGGGTTTCTAAAACCTATAAACTTAATAATTTAATAAAGCAAAAAACTGTGTAAAAAAGAGCGCTATGGTGCACAACACCAGATAACTAATAATACTAGTCTAAACTGCTACATACCGCAACGACTTCACGTGAGTTTTCCCATGCTCTACCTCGTATGACTCAAGACTTCCGTCATCAACCATAGCGACAACCATTGCTTGCACATCCTGCTTGGTGTATTTCTTGCTCATGGCACGTTGACATATAACACTGATTGGCTCCCCATCTTCATAACCACACGCTGAAATGATGCGAGTTCGCAAAACATCAACTAGCGAGTCGCTACGCTCTGATTCAGCTAGCATATTGGAACGAGCCAGCATTATCTTTGTATCAACATCTTTACGCATGGCAGCATAAGCCCACCGTACGTGCTCTGCCGTGCGCAGCCCTGATGGAATGGCAAGTATCAGGCTTATCTTTGCGCATAGCTCATAACCGCGTTTTACAATGCTTTCCAGCCCTGTAGCGCCTTTATGTTTCTCTGCATAGTCTTCAATCCAGTCAGAAACCTGCTCAAGCATGTCCTCTGCTTCTTTGTCTGTACGAACCTCTATTTTATCGCCGCGATGCTCTACGCATACCTGCATATCAGGATTGCAGGTACCCTGATTGTAAAGCTGCTTTAAAGTGGCATTCATGTAACTATCAGGCGGCGCTTTCTTGAATTTCTTTTTCTTGCGTGGGTTTGTCTCATGCTCACGCACAATCCATGCGCGGCCAATAAACCCGTTTGTGGCTTGCTCATAGTTAACCATGCCGTCAAATGTCACTGGTGTAGTTGCACCAAACATTGATAAAAATGGCGCTACAATTCCTTTATCTAAATTTTTAAGGCTTTCTTCTGAGCGCGACAACCTTGCAGCAAAAAATCCGTCACTGTCTTCGTTCTCATCTATCTTGCCGTTGCACAGTGCTATTTCTTTCATTAAGTTAGCGCGAATGTCTTCTTTTAGGTCTCCGCTAATAGTGAGATACCCGTGTGCCTTACCATACGCCGACATAAGCGTACCGATGACTCCCTCAAGGTAACTTGCACCGCTCTTACCCGCGTTGGAAATCTTTTTAAGTACAATACCTAGTTCATCTATCTGGTATGCTGCCATTTGGTGACGCAATAGATTACGGATTATCTCCTGCTCTGACTTGATAGCGCCATGTACTGCCGCGCTAATACCTGCCGCAATGTGCAAGTCCATCATCGCTGTCATAATCGCTTCCTTACCAGTACCTGATGCAGCTACACCGAACACAAACAGATTGGCTGTAACGCTGCTTAAATCGTCTGTATAGCGTAACCCTGCAATATTTCCAATGGTTGATATTGCCGCAGCCGCCGCTAAATGTTCACGAGGGAAAAGACATTGCGAGTTTATCCAGTTGGTAACTTTCCCGACGAACCCTGGAGGTCGCAGTAGGTCAATGGTATCTATGCTGAACGGGTGGTCGCTGTTGTTGTATTTTATTACTTCTTTTGCATCTTCTTCTGACACTGAAAATGTAATTGAACGCTTATACCCACCAGCTTCCGCCATGTGAAAAAGCGTACCAATGGTGACAGGGTTTGCTGATTTACCGAAAGAATGCCAGTGTTTGTCGAGCTCATCGCCTCCGTTGTACTTTTTACCTTTTGATGACCATGCGTTCCATAGGTGAAAACCATCCCCATTGGTAGAATGGTGAACGGCCATCCCTATTTTTATCCAATCATCATAATCAACATCTGCATTTACATGCGCAAGCATATCGCAAATTTCTTGCTCGGTTACGTCGAGACTTTCCCCGTTAAACACAGCACGGTAATGGTCTGGCTTTTTCAGTAGTTCAAGCAACGCTGGTGGAATAGGCGTTAAATCGCATGGATTACCTTTTTTCTTTTCGTAGTAATTACCGGATTTGTGAAGGCTTCCACAGCCTACCATGTAAGTGCTGCCAGACTTGAAATCTATGCCTTTATAGTCGTTATGGTGAGCCATGAGTGACGCAGGCGGAATGTTATTAAAATAGATATGCAGCCCACCGCCTCCAGTAGACACAACAAAGCCGCTTTCCGCTTCATAGTCGATCCCGGTATCTTTGCATAGCCGCTTATACGACTCATCACCACCATTGCGCGGGTCGATATCTATAACTAGATGGTTATCAACTACAACACCAAAGCCAGTATCTAATTGGCCTGTTGATTCCATTACTTCGATTTGCTCATCTGACCAGTGCGGGACGTTAGTCCAATTCGATATGCGCGGATGTTTTCCAGGCATTTTGCAGTCATCTTGCCCACAAACGCATTCACCATTAACAATTTTCCACAGCGGAAATATGCGGAACCCAGCTTCTAAGTAGTCGTAAATGAAACTAGCCATTTATTTGTTTCTCCATTGCTTAACATCTGGGCGCATTTCTGACGCCTTGAACTTTCCATTTGTAAATTCTTCTACTTTCAGTGCCGCTGTTGCGCTAATGCGGCCTCTTGCAACCCAGTTGCTAACTGTTTGTGTAGATTCGCCTAACTTTTCAGCCAAGCTCTTTTGACTTCCAGCCCACTCAATAAGAGCCTTTAATTGTGAGGTCTCTTGCTCAATAATCATCTGTGTTAGCGTCTTCATATCTCTTCCTTTATGTATTCAATGAAGCAATTCTATGCTAAAAAATAATACACAACAAGTGTTGACACACAAAATATGTTGATTTAGTATTTACCACATCGAAGCGAAACAACGGAGTAACAAGATGGACATAATGCTAGACCTTGAAACGATGGGCAACGGAGCAAACTCAGCAATTATTGCAGTTGGTGCGGTTGCGTTTGATAACACTGGAATTCACGGAAAGTTTTACCAACAGGTTAATTTGCAATCTTGCCTTAAAGCAGGAATGGAAATGGATACATCAACCGTGCTGTGGTGGTTAAAGCAATCAGATTCTGCTCGTAAGGCTTTTTATGAAAATGAAAAGGCTTTGCCAATAAGCAAAGTTTTGCAGATGTTTGGCTCGTTTTGCACTGATTTTAATGTGCAAAAAATGTGGGGTAATGGCGCTGCATTCGATAACGTGATTTTGTCTAACGCATATCGTAAATGTGAAATAATTCAACCTTGGAAATTTTGGAATGATGCGTGTTATCGCACAATCAAAAACATGTTTCCAGTTGAAGAATTTAAGCGAATTGGTGTGCATCATAATGCAGCAGATGATGCTGAGACACAGGCAATGCATTTGATTGAGATTTGTAAACAGTATCATATTGAATTGTAAGGAAATTATATGGGAACTGGAGTGATAGTGATGGGTAATAGCGGAACTGGTAAATCAACCAGCGGCCGAAACCTAGACCCAGAAAAGTGCTTATGGATACAGGTTATCAAGAAGCGCTTACCGTTTAGCTCAAAAAACTGGAAACCTTGGGACGGAGCAACAAAAACTGGTTCTGTTGCTTGCACGGATAGCACAAAAAATATTTGTGCGGCTATTGAGCGAGCAAAACAGAATGGAAAATCAATAGTTATTATTGATGACTTTCAATACCTGATGTCTAACGAGTTCATGAAGCGTAGCCAAGAAAAAGGGTACGAAAAATTCACTGAGATTGCCCGTCACTCATGGGATGTGATGCAGTCAGTTTTGAATGTTGATGATGACATTCGCGTTTACATTCTTACCCATACTCAGACAGACGAGTATGGACAGAATGCAAAAATGAAAACGATTGGCAAAATGCTAGATGAAAAAGTCGTACTAGAAGGCATGTTCACCATAGTTTTAAAGTCTATTCGTAACGACGATGGGTATTTTTTCAGAACCCAGAACGATGGAACTGACACTGTAAAATCACCAATCGGTATGTTTAAATCAGAAATTATTGATAATGACTTATCTGTAATTGATGCACAAATTTGCGAATATTACGGCATTGAAGATAAAACAGCAGAACAACCTGCACAAACATTAATTGAAGAGGGTAAATAACATGGGTTTTTTCACTAAATCAACAGGCGAAACTCTGAACAAAACAACCGTGACTGGTAACTTTGAATCATCAACCGACATCGCGCCAATGCCTGATAAAACCATCACAAAAGTGGCATGTACTGGCGTAGAGTGGAAAACAGTTGATAAGTTATTCGATGGTGACACAAAGCGTTATGTAGGTGAGCGCTATATTCAATTTCGTTGGGACGTTATCGAAGGCGAATACAAAGGACGAGTAACATTCCAAAAGGTTTACGTTAACGCAAGTGAACCAGCAGCGGCAGACAAAGCAAAAGAAATGCTTGCGGCCATCGACTTTAACGCAGGCGGTAAGATCATTGCGGCAGACCGTGAGCCAACAGATATGGACTTGATGCAAAACCTTGCGAATAAAATCATGTTTGTTCGCCAACGATTATGGGGCAAGGAAGGAGAAAAACAGGGAAACTGGATTGACGCAGTGCAAGGAAAAAATACCGTGCAACCTAAAACAAGCGCTCCAGCGACACAGAAGCAAGAGCCGCCATTAGCGCAGGAAGGAGAAGATTTAGCGTTCTAGTTATAAGGCCCTGCGGGGCCTTTTTAAACCTATTCACCGATAGGATGTAATATGCAAACTGATGATATTTGTATGCGCTCACGATATTACACAGAGCGCAAATTGAACGATTCAAAACGCCTTGAACAGATAAGCGCATTATCAGCACATGTAAAAAACTTCATGATGTCTCGCATTAAAGAGCATTACAAGATTGCTCACGAAGGAGCTTCACTGAATGGATTTTACGCTATTGATGGCATTGTTAAACACAATGACGAGTTTATGTTGCTTGCTGTATTTCCTGAGCAAGAATTTTCATTAGGACACATAAGCGCGAAAATGAACTTGTCAGGACAACTGTCTAAACAAGGCAATGTACTGCATAAATCTTTGGTATTTACGCTAACTAAAAAACTTGTCGTTGAGTATGACGCTAACGCTGCTTATTTAGCACTTGATGATTATTCTTCACTGTCGGATATGGATGAGCCACCAGAGCGTACAGACGGTGAATATTGCGCTTACTGCGATCATTACGATTTGTGCATTGGCAATAATCTTCCGGCGATAAATTGTGAAAGCTGTGCCGCTAAAGGCTCGCCAATTTGCCAGCGTTGCACAAATGAAGATCTGCACATCTTTCATCCGTGTTTTATCACTAACACTGGTTATTCTATCGAGTCAGTAGACCAAGAAAACATGGTTATTGAGTATGATGGATTTTACTCATCAAATAACAAAACGCTGCGCATGACAAACAAAGAAAAACCCGTTTTAACGTCTGCTGAGTTCAAGAAAGTGTGGGCCAATAAAATGACGATGGATGATCCATTTATTAAGCTGATGGCTAAATTTAACGCCACGATTGATATGTTGGAAGTGGAATAAACACCATGAAAATATCACCAAGATGGTATCAGCAGGAAGCGCATGACGCCTGCATATCATGGATAAAAAAATGTTCTGATTCGTGCATTATTGAAGCCCCAACAGGGGCAGGTAAATCAATCATCGTCGCCATGCTTGCTAATACAATTAACAAGATGAGCGGTAAAAAAATACTGTGTTTGGCTCCGTCTAAGGAATTGGTACAACAGAACAGAGAAAAATATTTATTAACTGGTGAACCGGCGTCAATGTTTTCTGCAAGCGCCGGAAGAAAAGAAACAAAAAGCGCTGTTGTTTTTGGCTCACCACTTACAGTTGTTAATAATTTGTCAAAGTTTGGTGGTCAGTATGCGGCAGTTATTGTTGATGAGGCGGACGGCATTACGCCAACACTTAAAAAAATAATCGAGCACATGAAGGTAGAGAATCCACTATTGCGTGTTATTGGTCTGACTGCGACACCATTTCGTCTAGGCAGCGGATACATCTACCAACACCACTACATTCAAGGCGCGTTAACAGAAGAAACGGCGATTGACCCGTATTACATGGAGTTGATTTACACAATTGATGCGAGAATGTTGATTGCAGAAGGTTTTTTGTCTCAGCCAGTTTTTCAACCATCCGTTGAGAACTACGATACAGCATCATTAAAGATTGGACGTAACGGTAAATTTGACGATAAAGAAATCGACAAGGCATTTGTTGGCCAAGGAAGAAAGACGGCGCGTATTATCGCTGATGTTGTTACTAACTCAGCAAGCAAGCAAGGCGTGATGATATTTGCAGCAACTAGACAACATGCTAGAGAGATAATGGAGTCACTACCTCCTGAACTGTCAGTTATGGTTACAGGTGACATGTCAAAACAAGACCGTGAAGATGCAATAAATAAATTCAAGTCTAAGTCATTGAAATATATAGTTAACGTGACTGTCCTAACTATTGGTTTTGACGCTCCGCACGTTGACCATGTTGTTATTATGAGAGCTACTGAGTCTGTGCGATTGCTGCAACAAATAATAGGCCGTGGGTTGCGTGTAGAGGCCGGGAAAAATGAGTGCTTAGTTTCAGACTACGCGGGAAACATCGAACGCCACTGCCCAGATGGTGATGTATTCAATCCTGAAATCAGAGCAACACGCAAAGGTGAATCTTCACCGATGACGGTTATTTGCCCTACTTGCGGAAATCATAACGAGTTTGCTGCGCGATTTAATCCTGATGGTTTTGACATTGACTCAGAAGGTTATTTTGTAGATTTAGCAGGCTCACGCATTGAAGCAGAAGAAGGAAAATTTTTACCAGCTCACTACGGTAGACGATGCCAAGGCTTTCACATTATCGGCGGACGATTCACGCAATGCTCACACAAATGGTCATTCAAGGTGTGTGAAGATTGCGGACATGAGAATGATATTGCAGCGAGATATTGCACAAAGTGCCGTGGAGAGCTTGTAAACCCTAACGATCGCCTGATTGAAGAAGCACTCAAGATGGAAAAAGACCCATACCGCGTACGCTTTGCAGATGTTCAGATGTGGAATTTTACACGATGGCCCGGTAAAGATGGCAAGCCTGAATCATTACGCGTTGAATACATGATTGCCGATAAACCATCAACACTTATGGAGTGGTATCATCCAGAAAGTGATTCAGCTTGGCTATTGAGCAAGTGGAACAAGTTTTGTTTATCCACTTTTGGTGAAATACTAGTTGGCGTAACCGATGCTTACCATCGGAGATTCACAGCAAAACAACCAGAAAAGATTATGTTTAAGAAGCAAAAAAACAGTAAATACTTTGATGTTGTTGGTTTAGATTTTGGAGTAATAGAATGAAATTCCCATCATGGCTACATGTTGCAGGTGACGTAAATTATCGAGGTGAATGCCCGCTCGAAGATGTTGAGCATGTCACATTTTTTAACCAATTGCGTATTCAGTTTCCTGAATTGCACAGCATTGCCGTGCATCCTAAAAACGAAGCAAAGCGAACGGGTAAAGACTTTTACAAGGCAAAGCAAGACAAGCTGCGAGGCGCATTAAACACAGGTGCAAGCGATGTGGTTATCCCTTGTACGCCTGCAATCGTTATAGAACTAAAGCGCATTGACCACACGAAAAGCCATTGGCAAACAGGCCAGCAAGAATACCTTATGCAGTGTCACAAACTAGGCTCTCATGTATGTGTTGCGCTAGGATGGGAGGCTGCCATTAATTTCATAAAACAGCGATATAAACCTTGATTGCAGCGCATGTTGTGCTAGTATTTGTAATAGTTAAATAACGGAGTTAATGAAATGACAACCAAAAAGAAAACACTTATTGAGTTGATGCTTGATGCTGGTGTTAAGCCTTATGATATTGATGCAGACGTTAAGTTTATTGTTTGCGAGAATTTTGATGAAGGAATTGCCATAACTGGGTATTCAAGAAAACCAGAAAAAGTTTATGGTGGTTTTTCTGGTAATGGATTTGTATCTAAAATTGCAATAGTTTGTGAGGTATGTGCAAATTGGAAACGAACAATCATCATGAAGCGTCAGTTTGTTGATGCTTATAACGAAAAGTACGCAATTGGCGCAAAAACAAACATCGCAGAAGATAAGCAGGTTGAAGATATTAAGCCTTGTAAGGTTGTTGATAGTCGCGCTTATGATTGCGCGTCTACCGATGACTCAGGTATTTCATTATCATTCGAAGAAGCAGAAAAACGAGCCGACAACTACGCATCATTAAGTAACGTATTGCGTCGCGCTTATGACCAAGCATCATCTGGTAAAGGCCAAGAGCGTCACGGACAGGATTTGCCATTTACAAAACAGCCAATGCAGCTTATTCAAGATTTGTGCGGGGAAGGTTTCGCGCTTGGCCAAGCAATGAAGAAGATGCAGGAATCACAACGACTTGCGCACGATGCCGCTATTCGTGAGTTGCTTGGTGCAATCAATTACATCGCTGGCGCAATCATTCACAAAGAAAAACTGCAAGGAAGCAAATAATGGAACAAGAAATCTGGCATGATGATTTGTATGCAACACGCGAAAAGCCAGTAAAGCCGCGCACAAAGCAACACAAATCATGCGTAAAGTTTGCCGGCGCAAACAAAATGACTGTTGACGCTTTTGCTGATACGGACAAAAAAGAGCTTGGCAGCAAACTCGAAAAAGCAATGCAGCTTGAGCGGCTTCTTAATGACGAAAGTGATGATTTTGGCAATAACGCAATGCACGTGGCTGAGCTATACAAGCAAGCAGAGAAAGAGTGCAAATCGCAAAAGTTAAAAGATTTCTGCGACACGCGAAGAAAGCTAAATGCGAACAAGGCGACAATTTGGAGGAGAGAGAATGATGCTTAATGTTAAGTTTATCCGTAACGTAGCTGCTGACTTGTGTGTTTACGCTATTTTTTATTACGCAGTATTTGGTGAGACGCAACAGTGGAGTGATTACGCAAAAAACTTTGTTTATGTTATGTCTGCGTTTTCACTACTGTGTGGTATCGCTCTTTTGCTATCAAAAGAAGAGCATACATCTAAGCTTGTAAAATCAATAAAAGATAGACAGCAATATCACACAAAATATTGCAAAGCTTCAACGTTCATTGAGTTTATCGCGCTTGCCTCATTTGGTTTTTATTGGTGCTCGCTTTGCTATTTTATTGTTGTAATTGGAATGCAGAAAATTTACTCATTAGCCGATGAGAAAGCGAATGCCTAAAACAACCCCACTAGAATGCTACAAGCAGCACTACACGCAAACAACGCGCATGATATTGGCGCGTTGCAGCAACGATGCAGACAAGCTAATGCAATCGCATGAGTTAATCGAGCAAGCGCTAGAAAGTGAGCTTGAGCGCATTAGAGAGTCAATGCGTGAGTTGATTAATCGTAATGGATGGAATAAATGATATGACTAAAATTTATGTGACAAAATATTCATTAACAGCTGGAATCACTGAGCATGATGCAAGTATTTCAGATGACACATCCGTAGCATCATTCAGAGAAAATGGATATTGGCATTATTTTCATGGTAAAGATTTTCAACTAACAAAAGAAGACGCCATTAATCGTGCAGAAGAAATGCGCATCAAAAAATTGAAATCACTCGATAAGCAAATTAAGAAGCTATCTGCATTAAATTTTTAGGAGTTACAAGCAATGGGCACAAAACGAAAGGAAGTTGCTTTCACTAAGCAAGAATTACAGGATTATTGCGACGGACGTATTACCATGTTAACGCTTGCCGATAAACACGGTGTTAGCAAAGATACAATCAGCGCCAGGTTGTCAGACTTGAACAACGCCGAAGTTACCGCCGCAATGAAACGTAACCGCGATAAGTCAAATGTGAAAATGACAGATGCAATTCTTGCATTAATCATCGATGACTATGAAGACGGTGTGAAAATGGAAGATATCGTCGATAAGTACCACATGACAGCGCCGACAATTAATAAGTACCTTCGCCTGCAGGGTATTCCAGTGCGAAACCGTCCACCTAAAAGTAAGCTGCAAGTGTTAACAAGACATCGTGACGCATCAAAAGTGCGGATACCGAAAACACCATTCACCATTCCACATCGAATGATGACCATTGGCATGAGGCAACAACAATGCAGCGTGTAGAATGTGCAATACAACAATACGCCGATTTATTCTGTAATGGCTGTTATAATACCGCTATTAGGATGCTAAAGGAGTGCGGGTTTGATGTATAGCCAATGGTGCAAACGTATGCAGCAGCAAGCAGTTGATGGCGCAGAAGCCTATAACTACTTTCGTTTGATGAAGTTTTGGTTAGAGCGCGGTTTATAGCGCTCTTTTTGTTGGAGAATAAGCATGGATAAAACAACATTTTTCAAATCACTTATTGGTGAGAAGGTAGAATTCACCATCCCTCGCTTTCGCATTACAAAAGAATCGCCAAAGCATGGCGTTATCACTGGCGCAGACTCGGCTTTTGTTTATATTGATACTGAGCCGTATTGCATTGATTTGGTGGAGATTGAGTGATGGCGGTAAAAAACAAAATAATCGCCGGAAGCCTAACCGCAGCACTAGCAACGGCATTCATTCAATATCATGAAGGAACAAAAAACTATGTTTATGTTGACCCTGTTGGAGTAAAAACATGGTGCGATGGCCAGACCAAAATAACACTAGGAAAGCCAATTGTTGTTGGTAAAACATATTTCAGTGATGAAGAATGCGCGCAAATACTTGAGCAATCATTGCAGCAATACAATAAGCCGCTTGAATCGCTGCCTTATGAGCTTGAGCGAGGCCCTCACATCGCATTTCTGGATTTTACATTAAATGCTGGTGAATCAACATTCAACAAATCAAGCATGATGCGTGATTTAAAGGCTGGCGATGTTCAGTCGGCCTGTGGAAATCTTCTTAAATACAAATACTCAAAGAAAATTGATTGCTCGAAATCAAGCAAATGCAAAGGCGTATGGCAGCGAAGATTTGACGAGTGGCAAGTTTGCACCAATAAAATAACGGTTGAAGAATTTCTTATTCGTGTAGGTAAATTACCAAAACAGGCGGTAGATGATGTTAACTAAACTAAAAAACTGGTTAAACGCGCACTTACTTGACGACTGGCAGCAATGCTACAAATGGTTTTCAGTTCATGCAGCGACTATCGGCGTAGTGGTTGCAGCGGTGAATGAATACTACGGTAGCAACATGCCGCAGTGGGCTTATTCTCTACTGTTCGCCGTTGTGTTGATGTCGCGCGTCGTTAAGCAAGGTTCATCATTATGAGTAAATACATTTACTTTGTCGCAGGTCTAGCTCTGCTTGTTTTACTTCTCGCTGCAAAATCGCTTTACTCCGACAACCAGCAACTCAAAGAAGACAAAACAAAACTTGAGCAATCTCTAACTGATGCACAAAACAAAAACGCATCACTCAATGAAACAATCTCAAAGCAAGCCGAAACACAGCAAAGCATCGATGATACTCAGCAAGCAATTAAGGCTATGCACGACGATATTACAGATGAGCTACAAAAGACAAAATACTCTATCAAGAATCAAATAAAAGGACTGCCATGTTATGACCAAACTATTCCTGCTGATGCTATTGATGCTATCTGCATCATGCAGCCATCAAACTCAGCCTGTCACGCTAACAATGACAAAAATAAAAGTGTTAACAGTTCCGACATCGATGCTTCCAAGGCCAAAGCAGATTGAATCGAGTGATTTGAAGCTAGGAACATGCGTTGATGAGTTAGTTCCAGCGTTGCGTGCAGAGATTAAAAAAGCGAATGGCGATTCAGACAAAATAATCGAATGGCAGCAAAAAGAAATTAAACGATATTCAGATGAAGAAAAAGCCCCGTAATGGGGCTTTGTTTTTATTTTATCTCATACGATACGCCATCAAGGCTTAGCCACGACGAGCAATTAGCTACCCCTCCGCCTACCTCGTTTACCGTTATCACGCCTGATGTATCAATCGTCACTGAAACGGCCGATATGGTATTTCCGTTAGACCCGTTCACTGTGAATCTCTTTGTTGACACAGGTCTTGCCCACACTGGCAGAGTCGCAACTGCTTGGTTGGTTGATGTTGGCATAATTAGCCCATTAAAAACAACGCCCCACGATGACAAAGACAAGGAAAATGCAGGCCCTCCAACAACAGATGCCCAATTTGCACTCAATGCAGGAACAAGCCCGGTTATATCAGGCCCACTGGCTGAGTCCTTATTTATCGTCCCTATTCTAGGTTTTGCATAATCTGATATGTTAACTACCCCACTTGTGCAATTCTCAGCGCTAACCGTGTCAATATTTACCCGTGATGAATTAGATATATCTATAGCGTTTCTGCAATTTATAGCTGATAAATGGTTACTTTTAAATAAATTTCTACCGCCAGCAGAGGTCAGCTGCAATTGCAAACCAACTTCTGTGTTTCTAACCTCTAAGTCGCCGACCCCTGAATTTAAAAATTCACCGCCTGCCAAGTTTTGATTGCAGAAAACACCGCTATTACCAGATGCTGAACCGATGCAGTCTAGTATTGCTTTATCAACATAAACAGATCTCATAATTGCGGGGCCAGTAAAAACATACTCAATTGGGTGCTTTTGACCTGAGGCTGATAGAAAGTTTATATTTACGTTATTCATACTGTTTGAGTCAACACACATGAATTGCACACCGGATTGAGCTATACCGATGGCTGTCGCTGCCGCACTTGATACGCCAATTGGCAGCCCCGCAGAAAGTATTGCTTTGCTTATTGATATGTTATTTGCCTTCGCTGTTGCCTGTTGGTCTGATTTTATAATCAAACCTTCTGACGCATTTGCATAAGCCTTAACGGTATCAGCTGTAACGTGATCACACTTAAAAACTACGCCGTGAACACCGTAAACTCCTATAATATCACCGTCACATGATACATCGGTGTACCCCTCTCCAGCGATTATCGCGTGCGTTGCAGATGTTGGGGATTCACATAACCCGATTACATTGCTAAGTCTAGCTCCGCGTCTTAAGTCACTTGCGGCCTTTGATGCATCTGTTGGGTACGTTAGAATAAGTCCCTCACCGATAATTGGCCCGCCAACCCCTCCGCAATAGGTGTCGATATAGTCCTTACCCGAATCAAACCCTACATTCTCACACTGGAAATTATCGGCAAAGGCGAGAAATGGTCCTTGAATAACCGAACCATCAACAAGTGATTTTGCATCAAATGCCACCCTAGGCATTTTCGAACCAATAATTTTAATATTTGGTCGGTCCATGTAGCTACCGGAGTTATATAAGTATCCGTTGCGCTTATATGCACGAGACTCTAGCTTTACGATTCCACCTGCTGGGTTTGGTAGAGCTCTGACTGCCTTATCAACAGACCCTTCATCATCGCCGAACCACTCTGGGCGCGTGTAGCCAGATGTGATTGTGACAGCAGATGTCGAGGTAAAAATCTGCTGCTTCGTGTCAAATATCGGAGCATCTATCGTAATTGCTGATTCGATGTTAGCGATCCCGTGGATAGCCAGCATTTTGTTTGCTGCTCCTGCTGCGATCGAAGCAGCTAGCACTCCAGATGCATCAGCAATGCCAGTTGCCGAGTAAATCACATACGGCAGCTGCTTCCGCAACACAACATCAGTGCGATCAACCCACGCGCCAACTCCAGTGCCGCCAGTGGCGGCAGGTGTTGAGCCAACAGTAACAACTTTAGGAAGCGCACCACCCCACGCATAAAACACATGCGACACTTCATCATAAAGAGTCTGATTTCTTGCTGTGATTGTTGCACCAGTTTGAAATGAACCAGATAAAGGCTGGAATCCCATATCCATGAGAATTTGCTGAAATACTCGGCGAGTTATTCCTTTTCTATCGGTGGCAGTGCCTTCTGTTTTTGTCACTAACGCATCAAAAGTTTGCGCATTATCCGCCATATCTTCTAGCGCAGCAGACGGAATAGGATTTCCAGTGTTATACATGTCAAAGCCTCTTTATTTATTTAACTGCATTATATCACGGCGCTATGGATATACGCGCTCGTCATAATTTTGCAGCTCAATGTTAATTGTTCCATCTGAGTTTGGTTCTTTCTTTGTCATCAGGAATAGATTTGCTGATTTTTCAACTAGCTTGCTAATGATGTATCTTGACCCGATACGAACATCATCACCATTTGCGATAAATGCACCATCGAGCGGCGCAGAAACCGTGAATGAATTGCGAGTCCATGCCGTAACCGTTTCCCATCCGTCTTTATCTGCGGCGCCTGATGAATTGTTGCAAATAGCTGAATATGTAACACCATCTTCAAGATCTATCACTGCGCTTGTCGTGTAAGTCACGGATCCGTCATTATTGATGGTTATCGCTATTATCTCGCCGTTAAACACGTATTCATTAGCGTAATCAACGTAGCGCACTAAGTCGCCATGTCGTGGGATAAAGCCCTCGTTGAAAGTGTCAAATTGCACAGTAAGATTGCGATAAATCAATCTGCGCATTTCGTAGTATGCACGATCATAGGCCTGCGTTGAGTTGCAGCAGCCGGTGAATTCAATCTCATTTGGATGAGATGATTGACCTTCAATAATGTTGCCATTAGCGTCTAATGTTAAATAGATGTAACGTTTTTTGTTTTTCGCTTCAACGTCAACCCACTGTAACTTGATACCTGTCACTTGGTCTGCAACAAGAAAGCTGTGAGTATGACTAAAACCATCTGACGCGATGTTGTTCCCATCAAATTGAGCGACAACAACTGAGCGCGGCTCATCACGAACAAAGTAATATTTGTCGCCATCGAATGACGTTTCACAGCGCATTAAGTTAGCAATAGTAACAATGCGGTCACCTAGCGATTGGTCTTTATCATCAAATGTCACAGAGCATCGAACCAACTCTGGATTTTGCGCATAAAGTGCATCATGAATTTCATAGAGACCTTCGACATCGATACCGTCTACTGTATTTCCACCCATTACAATCCAGTTGTGTAGAATGGCATCAGCACAAAATTGACTTGCTCGCATGTCTGACGGTATTTCTGTTTTGGTTGTCGCATTCCAACCGCGAACAGTTGAACCATCCCACCAAATCATTTTGCGGCTAGCCATGACGTTAAATTTCATTTCAGTGCCAGCGCTTTGGTTATTGGCTGTTGTCTTTATTGTCCAAATGGTATCGTCAGCATGAACTACATTTACGCGCTTGATCATCGCCGATATTTTTTCAACTTTCACTGCGCTGTAATCACTTGAGTTGTTAGTTCTTCTGGCTCTAACTTTGTAATAAGATTCGGTAAGTGATGGAATTTTATAAGTAAATGACCAGTCATCATATGTGTCTTTACTATAAGATACGGTTAGCGGGACTACCGCGCCTGTGGAGTTACCATCTGAATCACATGGAGCATATTCTATGGCTATTATTGCGGTTCCCTTTAAACCTTGCTGAAACACAAAATTAAGCCATAGCTCTGTGCATGTAACGTTTGATGTATACCAGCCCGCCCACGTTGCTTCGACTTGATACAGACCAACAGATCCAATGTAATTCCTATCAGTATGCTGCCCAGTGAACGATGTAGCGGTTACTATGAATCTGTCATTAATGTCATCATATGAAATAGTGTTAGATTGACTGAAATATGTTGTTGCTGTTGTAACGTAAATGTATGTTGGATTACCCAGAGAGTCGTTTCCATCGAACGTATAAACCTCTCGGTTGTAATTGAAT